TCCTAAAGTAGGACAGATGTCAATGAGTGACCTAGTAGACGGTCAAGACATTATTGACGAAGAAGAAATTGGAATGACTACTGTAGACCTTACAGCCAGTGAGGTTGGTGCAAAAGTTATTCTTACAGACAAACTTGTAAGGCAATCAGCTAATAACGTCTTTTCAATTATTGGAAGACAGTTAGGTGATGGTATGGCTCGAAAGAAAGATACTGATGTTATTGCTCTTTACACAGGTTTGAATGGTGGTACTGCTCTTGGAGCAGACGGCAGAAGTTTTAATGCTGCTAACGTACACGCAATCATTTCTAATGCGAAAGCAAATAAATTTGGTTCTCAGTTGTACATTATTCACCACCCAAATGCTGTAGCAACTTTATCTAAAGAAGCAGCAACAACTGCAGGTAACAATGCTGAAATTTCTTCAGGTTGGTCAGCAGATTTGTTGTCTAACTTCTATAGTGGATTGCGACCAATTAATGGTGTTCCAATTTTTGAAGATGGAAACATTGAAAAGACTGGAAGCGTTGACTCAGGTTATGGTGTTATTGCTGATAAAACTGCGTTAGCAGCACTTACTAGTGTTGACACTAGAACTGAGCGACAAAGAGATGCATCACTTAGAGCAACAGAAATTGTAATGACAGCAGACTATGGTGTTTTTGAATTAGATGACACTAAAGGTGCAGCAATACAATTTGAAATGGGTGACTTAGCAACTTCATAATAGTCGAGGTATAAATGGCAGGTATAACTGAACGAAACAAACAAAGAATAGAATTAGCTAACACTGGTTTTTCTATGAAATACATAGATGAGTGGCAAGCCAAAACTACTTTATATAGGCACAAGCCTAGTTACAGTGAAGATGGTGAAATTAATGCAGCAGTAGGAACTGCTATAAAAGGAGTTCCCGGTAATCCTGATTATGTATTAAAAAAAGCTAAGATAGGTATGTTTCCTTGGGAGCCAAGTGAAAGTTGTACGTGTCAATGGAGTGGTACAAACGGTGTTTGTGGCACAGCTACTGAGATTAAGGAAGAATCTGTAGAAGAACCTATTGTGCTCACTACAGTAACTAGAACCTGTGACGTTTGTGGCTTTGTAGCAGAAGCTGCAAACGCTGCAGGTGCAGCATCTAAGATGACTTTTTATAAAAAGAAATGTCAACGAGAGGGATGTTCTTAGTATCTGATGTATAATGCACATTAAGAGTTGTAAAGATTGACCGTGGCTCTATAAAATTAACGGTTGGTCGCAGGGGAAAACCCTGTAAATAATAAAACCCTAGGAGGTTTAAAATGTCTTTTAGTCCTATTCAAGGTGGTCGATATGGTTTTGAAAAAATAACTACATCTGACCAACGACAAGTTCTCGGAGCCGAAATGGCTTTTCCTGATGGCAGAAAGTTTCGTTACGTAGCTAACGGAGGAACTGCAATCGGAGAAGGTTTAGTTGTAGCTTCTGAAGCCCCAGCAGGTAATCATGATGAAGACTTGGTGATTACAACTAGTCCTTCAGTAGGCG